CTACCTACAGACTCAGGGTTTAAGTACATTCTAACGTAATTTCTCCCCTCCTGCTTAGCAACAACGCCTTCTTCGAACGAACCTATCTGCTTTACGCCGTTCATATCTAGAGGCAGACCAAAAATTATTGTTTCTCTATTGTAAGGCATTCTTACCTCTTTTTAGGCTCTGTAGAACCTGATTTTAAATTATTTGAAAAATCTGTTGTAGCTTTAGCTCTTTCGTCATCTACGAAAACTCTTACGTTGATATTTACTTTGTCTTGATTTGTTTCATATTCTCCAGACTCATTTGAGAAAACAAGTCCAGATCTTCTGGAAGTCGGAGATGTTGCCCTACCAGGGCCACTTGTGGCTCCAGTATTTAGCTCATTCCTATCGAATCCTTCCTCTCCAGATCCCATATTTTTCGAAATACGATCTTTTGTTTTATTTAAAGAATCCTTTAAATCTAGTTGCATTTCAAGTTCTCTTTGCTTCTTCGTAGCTGCAGCACCAAGATCTTTTAAGTTTTCTCTAGCTTTAGCTCCAGTATTCCTTGAAGCCTCTCTATTTATAGCCAACAACTTTAAAGTTAAATCATTTCCAAGAGTTTGTTGAAATAGCATTTGCTTTAGATTTCTATTTGTTTTCTGAGATTCGTCCAAAGTGTCATCCTGTTTGATAACAGACTCTTTTAGCTGATCGCCTATTTTTCTTTGAGTTTCTGGATCTCTAGCAGTTCTAAGTTCATCTAAAAGCTCCAACGTTCTTGTAGCCTGAGTTCCGCTTATTCCGTACATCTGAGTTAATAATTGTTTTTGTATTGCAAATTGAGTTTGCAGTTCAGGAGATTCTACTGCCTCTCTCGCAGTAACTATTTCTCCGCCACTAAAGCTGGCTATGGTTTCAGCCATACCCTTACCAAGATCTAAGGCCAACGCTTGTTGCTCTTCCGGAGTTCTAGCGGTAGTAAGTCTATCCTCCAAACTTATTGCTGCGCCAAGCACGCCTCCGCCGCCACCCAAGTCTATCCCACCTCTTTCAAATGTTAGATATGCTTTAGCGTAGTCCTGAGATAACCCAACCACAGATCTGGACAACGTTGCGGAAAGACCTGTGGCGTTTTTTATTCCAAGCCCAACCTTTTCTAAAGATGTTACAAAATTTTCTAAAAATGGTCTTGAAAATTCTGCACTAAGGCCAAGCTCAGAAAACCCACTAGCAGTAGTTTCCAAGGAGTTTTTAACATCAGAGACTGTGAGTCCAGTTTTTTCTGAAATATCAGAATAAGCTGCAAATTGCTTTGTAGCATCTTCTACAGATATACCTTGCTTCATAACTGCGTCTGTTATAGATCTGGCGATTGAGCTTTGATCAATGCCTGTTCTGTTTGACAAAGCAATTGTCGTTTCTAATATAGTAAAGCTTCCAATTGATGTATCAATTATTTTATTTAAGTTGTCTAACTCCATCCCTGCATCTGCAAATGATTTTGCAACATTATTTATCTCTGCAGGATCTATAAATAAGCCTAGGTTGGTTCTATTTATAGTATCTCTTAGGGAATCCCCAAACTTTTGAGATTCTTCATATGTTTTTCCAAAACTAAAGCCTACTTCTGCAACAACCGCCTTAAAGTCCCGGTATACGTCAGTTCCTTTGTCTAAGCCATCGGTAACTTCATTTACACCTTTTACTAGGTTTGCCGCTCCTTCAAAAGTATTTTTAAAAACAGTACCCAACATAGAAAATGAGTCGGCTACAGGCCCTCCAACAATGTTTCCTATTACATTAAATACGTCTCCAAAGTCTTTACCTAGCTGCTTTACTCCGTCTAGCAAATCATCTATATTATCGCCAACGCTAATTGTTGCCCTAGATATATCATCAAGAGAAGAGTCAAAAACTCTTGCAGACTTAGAGATAACTTTTGCAGACTCATCAATAGTATTATTAATTAAGCCCAATATCGCATTTAAGTCTTTTGCACTTTCTGTACTTTTGAGAAGGTTTCCTAACATTATTCATCTCTGATTATCTTATAAAGAGGACTTTCGATATTCGAGAGTGGCTCATTTAATCCCTGATTATTAGTACCTTTAGATTTTTTGATCTTCTTTCCAATTTGTGCGACCAAAGGATCTTCAAACATCTTCTTGGTAGACTCTCTATCTTCTATATTGTCACTAGAGTTAATGTTTCCGTCGGTATCTCTCATGTTTCTTATCTTAGAGACAGATTCCGGGTTCATAAATGATGCGTTATATTCCACGAAGTCTCTTAATAATTCAAAATTATCTTTTCGGTCCAGAGCGAACATTTCGCTATACCAAAGAATTTGAGCATTATTAAGGTTGTCGAACCTCTGATCAGAAAGGTCGCACCCCCAAATTTTGCACAATTTCCACCGGAGCCGACTCATCGACTCCGCAGCTACTTTTTTACTTCTTCTACTTTAATCTCCTCTAAAGACTTTTGATTTAATTGTTCAAATTCAGAATATAGCCTTGAGATTACGCTTGACTGCAGCTTTAAAATAATTCCAACTTTTTCTTTCTCCAAAGAGCTTTCAGACACCTCTTTTCCTGAAGACTCCATTTCTGATTTTACTAAAGACCCGAAATCAACTCCATTTATCGTTTTTAATGACGCAGAGATGCTCATAGATCTTGCAGACGCAATTTTCCCAGAGTCTGGCAAAAGAAGTACTTTTATTACAAGGTCTCGATACTCTTCTTCGCTCAAAGTCTTTAAAACAAAGGTATGCCCTCCTATCTCAATAGAAGATTCTGCGCTTCCTAAAAATATTAACTGCTTTAAAATTGACTCTTCTGAATCCATAGAAAGAATATTTTTTCTCTCTTCCTGATATATTTCTTCACTTTTTTTCTTCATACTAACACTCCTTATACAAACTTATTTTACTTATTTATAAAAAAAAAGAGATACCGAAGTATCTCTTATAAAAAAGAGGAGAAAAGACCTTAATACGCCGCCTGAATAATTCCAGGAAAGTCCAATGAGCCTCTAGTTCTACCAGTGTCGGCAGCGGCTTCTGCTCCAGATGAATCAACATCTCTGGTAGGAATTTCCCTTCCTCCGTTAAGACCTTGACTAGCAGAAACTGAGTCACCATTTCTCTCGGTACTCATATACTCTACGGCAACACTACAATTTTCCTGAATAACATAATCAGAAGAATTATAAGTCTTTCCAATATTAGTAAACCAGCAATTATGGAAAGTAGTTACTACATGCTCCTCTTTAGAATCTCCAAAAAATCTGTCTATAACTACAATATCAAAAGGGATTCTCTGCGCAGACAAATTAACAAAACTTCTAGAAAACGCCTCTGTAATACTTAGTCCGTCAAAAACGACTCTTGTAATAGAAAGCGTTACTGTTGTTGCAGACGAAGGAACAATCTCAATTATTCCATCTGTACCAACTTCTGTAATAGACTTCGTGCTTCTTTGCTGAGTTAAACCAAAACTTTGAACTGCACCAACAGGTTCTCCATTTACATATATTACGATTTGGGTAGAAAGACCAGTTCTAGTCTTTCCTTTGTCCAAAGTAGTTCCTGTATATGGGTAGTTGCTTATATTTACCGGCATTTTTTTCTCCTAAATTATGATATTCCAACTTCAATATCAATAAACACAAAGTTGATTGGGAAAGTAGGAACAAATCTCAAGAAAACATTTATTTGTCTTGGATCAACCTTATCCCTTTCTACAGAAACATTAGTGTAACTTTCTATTATGCCTTGAGAAACTAAACCTGACATAATAGATGTAATTCTTGTTAGCATAAGAGTATTTGTTGCAGAATCCTGAACTCTACCTATATAGGTTTGCAATGAGTCTCTCATTACCTGCTTAACCCTATCTCTAATAAAAATGATTGAGATTTCTTCATCTTCTATAAAGCCAGATGTAGAAGTAGTTCTTCCTGCAAGAATTCTTCCTCCACCGGAAACAGGCTGAACTACAGTCGCCCCAACGCTTCCTAACTGATTTAAAGTTAAATCTTTAAAAACTCTATCTCTTAAAATGTTAAATCCAGACAAAGTTTTATTGGTAAGAGGAGTTGCAACATTTGTTGTAGCGGAGGTATAGCCTGCTGCAGCTGCAGCTAAATAAAATCCATCAATAATAGTATTGCTTCCGTTAATATTTCTTACTATTTGGTCAGGGTAAAAATAAACGCTTCTTTCTGTAGTATAGTTATCATTTAACTTGTAGTTAGCAAGATCCTCTGTATCTCCATCTAGAATTTCTTCTGGATCATCTCCTTGAATACCTTCCAAAATTCCAATGTTTTCCACAGCTATTAGCTCTGTACCTATTAGCGCAGCAGGAGTTATTCCTTGTTGTGCGCCAATGTAAGCAACTCTTTCTTTTCTATTTGTAATAGAACTCATAAGCTCACAGTGAGATATTGCCGCTCTAAAAATATTAGAAATAGTTTGAGTTGGAAGAGGAATTATGATTTGAGTATTAAAAGCTTCTAGCTTTTCGAATGACTGAAACCAATTTGTATCAAAGAAGTCAGCATCATTTGTGTCAATGTAGGAAATCTTTAGCCCATCTCCATCTTGAATTGATCCAGAATTTACAATTGATTTATTAAGCAACAAACCGAATTGTCTTTCGCTTGAAGACTCATCTTCTATGAAAAACTGAACGCCTGTAGCATCTGCTATGACAGTTTCTGAAAAAGTAACTTTGGAATCTGAAGATATTGCAGATATAGTTAGTGTAGCTCCAGTTATTGTTCCACCCAAATAAGCATCTATATCTGATGCAGTATTTATAATATCTCCATTTGATTTTGTAAGAGACCTTATTACAATCTTCTTGCCAATATCTGCATTATCAAAGTTATACTCTGAAGTAGAAAATGTATAAGCAGCACCCTCGTTTGTTATAGCGCCATCATCTCCCTCTCCATCTACATCAGATCCGGTTTTTGCTATAGTATAAGAGAATCCATATGTTGTGTCATCATCTATAAAACTATCTTTACCAGTATCATCGTCAAATTGAGAGTTGTAAAAATCAACTTTATTTGGGAAAAGCTCTATTTCATCTTCCCCTCTTAAAATAAATATTTTAACTTGAGTGTCCAAATCAGGCTTTCCTAATCTATAACCTCCAATTAAAACTTCTGATATTGGAAAAAATAAATCATCAACATCGTAAGTTCCAGAGGCACTTTTTGAGAAACCACCTTCTCCGCTAGAACTTCTTTTGGAAAGAAGAAGCTCATCTGTCTTTCTGGGAACAGAAGGTTTACATTGTATAGCCAAAACTGCAGGTGCGCCATTTTCATAAGCTAAAGCAGCGCCTAAAGAAAGGTTGTTCTCAAGAGAGGCAAATCCATGTTTTGCAGCTAAATCTGCTGGCTCAGATATTAACTCTGGATCGTTAATATTAGCTTTTATAATTGTCTTAGTAGATAAAGCATCATCTACTTGTAATGACCTGGAGAATACATCAATAAAAAATTTATCTCCAACTGCAAAAGCTTGATCGCCATAATTAATTGCCGCAGAAATAACATCATTAGTTTCAACTAAAGAGTAGTCTAGTCCGGTAACATCTGATGTAATTGTAGGTAAACCTTCTGTTGGCGTTTCGTAACTTGATACTCTTAAAATATTAAAAGCAGCTTCGTCATGCTTTGGAAGAGTTAAAGAGTCTAGTTTATATCTAGCCTCATAGTCTCCGTTAATCAAAATAAGCTTTCCTACATCTTCGCTTGTTACATCTTCAGTAGGAGTATCTAAAGCGATAACATCTCTTGCCCTCAAAGACCAATTTGCCTCAGGAATCGCAGCCAAGGCATTATATGTTTTTCCGTTTATAACTCTTGAGCCTGAAAAAGTAATATCAGCACCATCATCTCTAGTAACAGGTGTTTCTAGGTCAAATAAGATAAATCCAGTTGTAAAATCTATTTCAATTGCAGTAATTTTATATCCGTTGGAAACATAAACATTCCCTGTGCTATTGGAAAAAAAATCTCCAGAAATAACCTTACCTTGAAGAGATTCGAGGTCAGTTCCGGTTCCCGTAAGAGGAAGAGCTACTTTGAATGCTCCAGAAGAAACACTATCTTCAGAAAGAAGTTCTCCATCTCCAATGAACTCTGAACCAAGAGCTATCAAGTAGCCTTCTGAAACCATATCTTGGTTTGCGTAAACCTGAGCAACCGCTCCGCTTTTATAAGTATCTGAAAATAGAATAGAGTTTCCGGAAGAATCCTTTGACTGACCGCTAACAGAGCCAGTTACAGAAAATGTCGCCCCTCCTTTAACTGGCGCACCAGTAGAGTCTTTCTGAACAGATATACATCTCATGGTCCATCTTTCATTTGGAGCATTTTCATCTAAAACGTCTAATTCATTTAAAGTTCCAACAGATCCTTCTTCTATAACTCCAGTTCCAATATTTGTACTTGCAGCAGAATAACCCTTTCCATCTTGATCTTTAATACTAGCACTCTGAAGGCCTAAGTATCCTGTAGATGGGTCTAATTTAAAGTCATATCCAGCAGGGA